ATATTTCCGCTCTTATGGTCATTACAGGGTGCGCATTGCTTATGTACATTCAGCTCACAAAATCGCAATTCAGGACACGCCCCCACACTCCGATAATGCCCTGCATGGTATTGCCCTTGATGATACCGACCGCAACTGATACAAGGCTGGTCTTTATCCCTTAAACGAATGAATTTATTAAATACCGATTGTGCCTCTTTCAGCCATTCTGAACGACTTTTTAATTTCGCCCTACGTTCCCTTTGCTTTTTCTTTTCGGCCTTGTCTCGGTCTTTTTGTGCATTATCTCGGGCTAATTTAATTGCACACTCAGGCGAGCAAACTTTCTGTGTTGAGCTAAAGGTTTTTACAAACGGCTTGCCGCAGACTTTGCATTGATACTCTTTCGCCATTAGCCAAACACCATATTAAAAATTAACCAAACTGCCACAATAAAAAGTACGATTTTTAATTCTAGAATCTCGTCATCATTTAATTTCATTTTCATCCTTTACTTGTGTGTATCCTTGTGTATAATTTATCGTGATTAAGACGACAAGGAGGAAGCATGCGATCCAGCGACTTAATCAAGGAACTTAAAAATGCAGGTTGTACTTTTGTCAGGCACGGTAAAGGCGATCATCAAATCTGGCAATCGCCCATCACAGGGAAGACGTTCCCCGTACCACACCCAAAACAACACGTACCCATCGGCACATTAAGATCCATTAAAAAATCGGCAGGGCTTCTATAGCTCTGCCGAGCTAACCCATAAGGAGCGACTATGTTATTTACCATCGGCATTGAAACCCCAACAAATGAAAATGAAGCCTACGGCATCACTGTGCCAGCATTATTTACTGAAGAATATTCCTGCTTTAGTGCCGCTGATACCCTTGAGGAAATCCCAACGCAGGTGACTGATGCCATTCATTCCATCTTAGAAATGATGTTTGAAGACGGAATAGACATCAACGAACTTCAAGATAAAGGCTATCGTCACTACCAAACGCAAGAAGATTTCAACTATTGCGATACTTGGTTGTTGCTTGATGTAGATATTTCCGCATATCAAGGCAAACGCCACCGTATTAATATCAGCTTGCCTGAATACCTTATCAAACGTATTGATAGCCGTGTTGCAAGCAATCCAATCTACAAAGACCGCAGCCACTTTTTAGCGATTGCCTCACAAAAAGAGCTACGGCAATAATTACCCAAAAAACGCATACAACTGATTTAACGTATTTTCATCGGTTGTATCGTTAAAAATATGCTTGATTGCTGCACTAATTAACGCCTTGTAACAGCTTTCAAACTCCTCTTGCTCCATATTTCCATAACTCAAGGATTGCGCCTCAATCCGCAAATCACCTTTAATGTTGTATGTGGATTCGTAAAACCCCGCCAATACCGTTAGATGTTTACGAAAGGTGTCAAATTGCTTGCGCTCATCAAAGTGTTCCCATTCTGTTTTATCTGCAGCCCAATGGTTAAAACAGAATTTAAAAAAGGCGAACACCTTACGATGAAAGGCTGGATTGCGCGTGCGTTTGAGTTCTATCTCATAAATCTCACCGTTTTTGAATGATTGTAAATCTGGCAAGTACATTTCATCGGCTGGACAAAATACACCACCAGCATTTTTCATCATTGGAATAATCATTCCAGATACTCCACACCACGTGCCCACGCGTGCGCCTCTTCATAAGTTTTAAAGCGTTTTCGTACGCGAGAAATCTGTACTATTTTGCCGTCAATACGTTGTAGCACCCTCACATCTCCACGAAAGCAATCGTGCCGTTTATGTTTAATACCGTGGCGAAAGCCTTTTGTTGAGCCGTCGTGATATGCGCTACGGTAAATATAAAAATCTTTCATCATTCGCCCCAGCCAAATAAAAATCGATTTGATTTTTTCTCTTCTTGAATCAATGCACAGACTTCATCGCAAAATTTCTCAAAATCTTTTCTAGGCCAACGCTCCAAATCAAATACCATACCGCTAAATTGAATTTGAGCGCGAATTTGCTCTTTTAATTGAGCTTGCGACATCAACTCTAATTTCATTGGATCGATTTTTTCTTTCGGTGGTTCGGGTGGCGATATCGTGTCCCATTTATCAGAATCAATTAGCCATTCATCAGCGTTAATTATTTTATTCGTGGCACAGTCATACAACTCACGGTATGTCTTGTTGTTCGACTTAGTTTTATCAACCACCAAGAAAAGCACCGAAATAGGCGTATCTTCAAAAGCGTTTTGAATCAAATTCAACTCGACTAATTGATTCCCAATAACTTCACGGAGTGTTTTTTCGGTGTTTCGATAGGCAATACCTGGAAACATAATGAAAAACCCAAAACGATACGCATTGGCTAATCCTTTCAGCATAAAAACATCATCAAGCACACCTGATTTTTTCCACGGAAAATCTGCTTGAATAGCAGCCTTTTCTTCTTCGGCAAGTTCTTTAAATTTAAGTGAGAATGGCGGGTTCATTACAACACAATCACTTTTTGGCTCACTTTGATACAAGAAAAAACTCGTATTATGAATCTCAGCATCTGGATAATTATTGGCTAATGCCGCGCATGATTCCGCTTGAATTTCTATTGCAATAAACTTACTTGGTTGAATAAATTGCTCAAGCTGTCCGCTGCCTGCTGCACCATCAAAAACACTTGGATTTTTACCTAAGTACTTCTCGACTTTCTCAGCCAAATATCGGCGAAGAGATTCGCCCGTAATATATTCAGCAAACTTATTCGCTTTCTTGCGATTGTTATGTTCTTCAAAACTCATTTGCTATACCCACCAATCTTTTTAATAAAATCAAGACTTACTGAACGTGTGACAAAGTCTTCCATTGTTGGATCAAAGACTACGACCATTTGTCCTTTGCTATTCCCCTTGATTTCTTTTCCTGTTACAGGGTTGATAAATGCAATTCGACCACCTGTAATATCGATCACTTCATTCGCCACGCCTTGAATGTGGTTTTGATACCATTGAGTAGATTTATCGTTATTAAGCAACATCACCACTAGATATCCTGCATCTCGTAGTTCTTTCGCACGTTGTAAATATGGTGTAACGTTGGAATAAGGCGGGTTCACATAGATTCTTAACGGATCCGAACAACGTTCTGCGACTTCATCCAACAATACATCTAACATTTGCTCAATCGGCATTAGAAAGTCATCTGCGATTGATTGATGCTCATCATTATCTGAGTTAGGTTCGCCGATATAGTGACATGTCAAGGCGTTGTTGGCTGTTGCACAACCATCAAGATCGAACAACCCGAAACGTTGAGATAGCCATTCAAAGACATAGCGTGGTGTTTGCCATGTATCTTTATCAAATTGTTGTTCTGTCATTGCAATGCCCCTTTCATCATTGCCATCAAGCTATCTCGCGCTTTATCAGCCTTCGCTTTATCGTAAAAACTTGGTTTTGCTGGAATCATCTTCGGAACATCCTCAAAAGGAAAATTCAACCGCACTTTTTCTACCGCTTCTGTGAGTAATTTCGGAATAGTTTTCAACGTGTCCTCTTCCGATTTTTTCTTGCACTTTTCGTACAGATTTTTAAGCAACCAAAATTCCACTTTTGAACGATATTGAAATTCATCCCGATTGAATCGGGCATAGCCTAAGAAAGTGTTATAACGTTGGTATAATTCCGCTTCGTTCGGTAAACCCAGTGCGTGATAGTCGTAGGCTTTGCACCAATAAACAAACAACCCTACGCTAGGTAAAAATTTATCAAGCGATTTTTCTGCTTCACAAAGCCCGTTCTCCAACTGAGGTCTCGTAATTTTTTCTCGTGCCAACACACGCAACCAAGTTTTTTTAGCAGAGAGATAATCCGCTTCGGTTTCAAAGGCTGCACGCCAACCAGGAAAAATTGATTTAAGCTCGTTAAAGAGCCAGTTAATCGTCTCTTCCGCACGCTGTGCTCGTTCTGGTGGGAGCGTGTTAATTTGGTTTTGTGTTATGGAATTTGCCATTGTGTACCATCCACTGTGAAATTCATTCCTGCAGACCAGCCGGTCTGCGTATCGTCAAATTTGGGTTTGTTGGGGTGTGATTGCCCTAAGTGCGGTAAATTTGGTCGCAGTTTCTCATCACGCCAATCCCATGATGCGTTAAATCCCTGCCAGTTGCGTTCAATGCAAATCTCCACCGCTTCACAAATCGAAATTCCTGCTTTGTCCGCTTGTTTTTGCAGGCGGTTGAGTTGCGTTTGATTAATGACGCCCTTTTTGGCTTTGCGGTGTGCGATAAAATCTTTCGCCAGTTGTCCGGTAATACCGAACTGCTCAAGCAACATTTCGGCTTCGCTTTTTTGCGTAGTTTTTTTAATATGATGGTTATCTGATGGTTCTATTGATGGTTCAGGGTTAAGCTCGTTTACTAGGGGTGGTAAAGCTGCTTTACTAGGGTGGTTAAGCTCGTTTACTAGGGGTGGTAAAGCTGCTTTACTAGTAAAAGGCTCTAATATTTCCCAGTTTTCGGGATGCAAGATATACACATTAGTGGCGTTGCCGTTTTTGGTTTTACGTTCACGAATGGATAAATATTTCATCGCTTCCAATTTCTTAACGTGCGAAATTGCCGTAGGGCGCGAAACTTCACATTGGATTGCAATACGTTTATAACTTGGATAACAAACGCCATCATCATTCGCATTATCAGCTAATTTTACCAGCACTAATTTTGTTAAAGGATTGCCGGTTTTGCTTTTAAATGCTTTAGTCATTAACTCAACACTCATCTCATACCGCCATAAAATACGCTTTATATACTTTGCCTGTGCGTGCATCGTGGACGAACTCGTCCGAAATCTGATGCCAGCGGTTTTTTAAATCTAAAATTCGCGCCGAAAGACGCAAGCAACCGAATTTGTCTAAAGCTTCGAGTGATGTCAGTCGCTTACCTGATTGCAAATAACGCAAAATACGGTCACATTGCGATTGACTTATTTTTTCGTTTGGATTAGTATTCTCCATAAATACATTCCTTAATGATTAGCCACGGTTCCCGCCGTGGTTTTTTTATATTCAATAATTCTTAATGCCCTTTTCAGCGAAAAGTTTTAAGGCATTAAGATCAGCTTCACTAATCTGTTTCAAATCTTTATCCGTTACGGTTAGTCCGAGAAAATCTAGATAAGCACAGAATTTATCCAAGTGTTCAGCTTTAAAACGGCAAATTGTGGCGGCATCAACGCCGATATAATCTGCCGCGTGAACATCTTTCGTGTTAGCTGCTTTTTGTCGTATTAAATCCGCATTTTTTATTGCGTCTTTGCTTAATTCATTGCGTGCCATTGCGTTTACCTTGGGGTATGTTAGTTGTTGATAGGAAAGACATCGTCGAGAGAGCAAGCTACACCACGATCATTGAAGATTTTGATAAGTTGCTTGGCGGTATCAATTGATATTTGTCGTCTTCCTGTTTCAATATGCCCAACAGCCCCCTGGCTGCGTTTTAATAACGCACCAAGTTCTGACTGGGTAAGATTGGCAGCTTTTCTAAATTCTGAAATTCTGTTCATAAAAGCCTCTGTATTTAAGAATTACATAATAATACACAACGTATTCAATAAAATCAAACAAAAATACCTTTTGTATTTTGTAAAAATAATACTCTGCGTAATAATTGGCTATTTACTTGAGGGTTAAATGATGAAGAAACCGTGGAACACGTTTATCCGTGAAAAAATGCAAGAAAAAAATTTAAAACAAGAAGATATCGCTGAGGCAATGGATAAAACTCAAGGCGCTATTGGGCATTGGCTAACAGGTAGAAGACAGCCAAATGTGAATGAAGTCGCCCAAATGATCAATTTAACAGGCGTAGACAAAGTGATTTTAAATGGTGATGGTACGGTAGAAGAGTTTGATGAAAATGTGAAACCTGAAAAAGTAGAAACTTCTTACTCTTACCCACTTATTAGTAATATTGAAGCAGGGCTATTTACCGAGGCGTGCGATCATCAAACTGCAATGGGCTATGAATATATCGATTCTGAAATTGATGCAGGCGAAGATGCTTTCTTTTTACGCATAAAAGGGCGCTCGATGGAGCCGAAGTTTATTGAAGACGACCTTGTGCTCATTGATGTTCGCCGTCACCCTCACCCTGGGGATTATGTTGCAGCCGTCAATGATGGTGGAGAAGCAACCTTAAAACGCTATCGTGAACTCGGTGAGATCTCTAGCTCAGGTAATCCACACTTTGAACTCGTACCACTTAACCGCGACTACCCAACCCTTAGCTCAAAAACACAAAACATTCGCATTATTGGCGTAGCGGTGGAGCATAGGAGTTATTTGTAGCTTGGGGTTGGATTTGTAATAAATTATATAACTAAGGAGTAATTATGAGCTTACTAAACAGCTATGTATCCCCCTCTGAATTACAAAAAGATATTCAAAAAGCGAGAAAATCCGTTCATACAGATGGTTATTCAATGTCTATAGGAGAGCTTGTTAACCTTTATGATGATAAAGAAATGGATATTAGACCAGAATTCCAAAGGTTATTTAGATGGAATACCGAACAAAAAAGTAAATTTATTGAGTCTATCTTACTAGGCATTCCTTTACCCTCCATATTTGTTTCTCAAAGAGAAGATGGAATTTGGGAAGTTGTTGATGGATTACAACGACTTTCAACGATATTACAATTTATGGGTAAATTAAGAAAAAATGAAAATGAATTGTTTGAGCCTTTAAAATTAGTTGCAACGAAGTATTTGCCAAGTTTAGAAGAAATGATGTGGCAAAATACTCAAAACCCAGAGAAAGAATTAGATTCACTCACAAAACTGACATTTAAACGTGAAAAAATGGACATTAAGATCATTAAAAAGGAAAGTGAATCAGATACTAAACTAGAATTATTTCAAAGGCTAAATAGTAATGGTAGTAAACTATCAGATCAAGAGATTCGTAATGTTATTTTATTGATGGAAAATGCAGAAGCTCAGCATTGGATTGAGAAATTGGCACAATATTCTAGCTTTAAAGAAACAACGCCTATTTCAGAAAAACAAGAGTCTGAAGCATTTAACTTAGAGTTATTAATACGTTATTTTTCATTAAGAAATTTAAAAAAACATAACACTATTTTAGAACAAAACAGAGATATTGATCCATATTTAGATGAAATGGCTAGTAATATGTTTTCAGGTTTCAATTTTAAAGCTGAAGAGGAATTATTTGAAAAAGTTTTCCTTGTTTTCGATAATGTTTTTGGTAGTAATGCCTTTAAAAAATTTAATCGTGAAAAAAATCGATATACAGGAGCAATCTCATTGCCTATTTATGAATTATTTACTTATCATCTTTCTAAAAAACTAGAAGCTGAGCCTAACCTTCATAAAGATCGAAGTTTGGAGCCACTTTTAGAAAGAATATCTCAACAACTTGAAGATAATTCAATTTATAAAGCAGTAATTTCGCAATCAAGAGGCGTTGACAGAATGGCTACCGTTACTTCAATATTAGATGATGGGAATCTTTTTGCATGATTTCAGTTGAAAAATTTGAAAGTAATTTAGATAGGGATATAAGCTGGAGAAAGAAAGAATTTAGTAACCTAGAGTTACTTATTCAAGAAAAAGAGGAGAACCAATCCCTATTGGAAACACTTTATCGCTCGGCAATTTTATTACTCTATTCTCATTGGGAAGGACATATAAAATATTGTGCAAGATACTATATAAAGTACATTAGCTCCCAAGATCATAAATGCTTTGAACTTAAAGAAAATTTCCAACAAATCATGCTAGGAAAACATCTTTCTGAAAAACAAATTGATCCTCTGAATGGTAAATATATATATCATCAGCAAGTTTTATTCAATTTTTTCAGGGGAAATATGCAAAATATATTTAAAGTAAATGAAGATGAGACTATTACTACTAAGTCAAATTTAAATTTTGAAAATTTATCAATAATTTTATCTCAATTAGGATTAGAACTTGGGGATTTAGAAACAAAGAAAGCATTTATTGATGAGAAGTTATTAGATGGGCGAAATTCTATCGCCCATGGTAGCAAACGAGGTCGAGAAGATTTACAAAGTCTGTATGAAGATATAAAAGAAGAACTGCTTGAAATGATTGAATATTTTCATAGCCTAATTAGTGAATCCATCATCAATCAAACTTATCTTAAACAACCAGTGGAATCATCTTAACTACGCCAACGGTTAAGTGTCTTGTCCGAATTTGCTCGTTAAGAAAGTGGTTAATCTCTGACTTAGCAAGTACTTTTAACAATTTTTTACAACTTTTTAATTTCCCATCTTTGGGTGTAACGACAATCAAATGGTTTTCTACCGCAATAGGTTGTTTTAAATTAACCAGTGTGGCTGCAGCCCTAAATTTATCTGAAGGGCTAGAAGTACGCTTTATTAGTATGCAAGGTGGCTGAATAACCTTCCCATCAAAAGCTCTCATTTCTGAGACCGCAGTAACAATTTCCCAATTTTTACAATTTTTAGGATGAAAATAGGGATAAAGTTGCCCTTGTTGTTTGTCTCTATAGGCAACAAGCGGACCTACACAAACCTGATATTCTGATGAAAGAATTTTCCCCTCTAACTGGGGACGCTTAGCCCATTCTAACGAACAATGACTATTCATTTTCTGCCCCGAAAGAATAAAGACATCTACATCCGCACTTACTGAAAAACGCCCCCAAACCTGCAGACAACCATGTAATTCACTAGCAACAAATTTTCTAAAATGAGCGAACCGTGATCCTGAGCGTAATACATCGGGTAAAATCGCAACAACATGACTATTTTCAGGTAGTAATCTTAAATAATAATCAAAAAAGACTGCAGCAGAATTAGTTTTGCCATTTCCCCAGTAATCGCGTTTCGGTGCCTGAATGGTAATAAAAGGAGGGTTCATAAATAAGTGAGTAACACCTTTTATTTCCTCTTTTGAAATAGATAAGGCATCTCGTAATTCAATATGATTTAAATAAGAAATAGCCTTATCAATACTGCAGTCTTTCTCCACTCCCCTACGCAGAGCTTCAAGAATAAGTTGTAACTTAGTCAACTCAACAAAGTCAGCCCGAATATCAAACCCTTTTAATACTTTATTCCATTGTTTTAATGTATCAGATAGTAACCTACAAACACCTAACTGCCGAGAACTTTCAACCAATAAATTTCCTATTCCACAACTTGGATCAAGAACGATAGAGTCTGCAGTAATTACAGATTGAAACTGTTTACAGGCTTGTTCAGCTAATACCTGCTCAGTAAAAAAAGCACCTAATTTTTTTAATTCTTCAGTGAATATATTTGTTCTTACCATTTGGTCTATACGGCTCATGCTATGTTGCTCGCATAGAGTTTGAGTATTGCAACTCTTATCCTCAATGATTTGTTTTAAGATTTCAATATATGCTCTCATACCCTTTATTTTCCTGCAGAAAAATTTTGCTTACTATACTAAATTTAGATGCTTTCGTCTGCAGCATTTCTCAAATTTATACAGTTTTATCTTTAACCATCTTCTTCAGCTCAAAAAACAAGCAATCAAACACTCCTCGCAAAAATTTTTCTGCTTTAAAATCAATTATTTAAAATACAAATAGTATTTTTTATAAAAAATTAAATACAATTTGTATTGACTTATTGAGTGCGTATTGTATTATTCGCCCATCAAAACAAAACAGCCTGATAACAAAAATCAGGCGTTATCTAAAACAGCTTTAACGGAGAGCCAAACCCTTAGCCATCAATGCGGAAACATCCGCAACGACCGCCAAGCGTTGAAGCAAACGGAAGATGAAAGCTGTTTTAAATAATCAACTTAATGCTCTTTAACAATTTATCTCACAGAATCACAGTGCATAACGGTATTAAGCGGTCGTTAGATTAAAAGCCCTAACCTACTTAATAACACTGTGGTTTAAAGTCTGCCCATGCAAAGCCAGTGAAAAACGGTGCAGTTGCCGAAAGTGGAGCTCAAGCAGGCGAATATCCCAATGTGGATATTTCAAAACACATTTGCTAGTACAGAGACACAACGGCATGTGAAACCGTTGCGAATGATAGATGAAGTGTGTTTTGAAATGGCAGACAAACGAGGAATGTAACAATGGAAAAATTAGAAATTAAGTGTAATCACAGCCCTATTCTAGACAAAATTAGCATAGACTGATTGCACTACTCCACTGACCGCTCGAAAGGTTTTTTTAAATATTTGACACAATCCCTACTTCAGATTAATATCTTTCAGCACTCAAGCCGTCTCAAACGGCTTTTTTGTATCTGAGAGGTAAAAATGACTAATTAATCATTGTAAAAGATGCTGAAATTCGCGTAATGGAACAAAATGGTGAAGATTACATCAACCTAACGGATATGCTCAAAGCAAAAGATGGGGAATTTTTTATTAGCGATTGGCTCAGAAACCGTAATACGCTTGAATATATCGGTATCTGGGAAGAGCTAAACAATCCTAATTTTAATTATGGCGAATTCGCCCTAATTAAAAGTCAATCTGGTTTAAATCGATTTAAAATTAGCGTTAAAGAGTTTGTTGCTCAAACTAATGCTATCGGTTTACAAGCCAAAGCAGGGCGTTATGGTGGGACTTACGCTCACAAAGATATTGCATTAGAATTTGCAATGTGGATAAGCCCAGAATTCAAACTCTACCTAATCAAAGAATTCCAACGCTTAAAACAAAAAGAAGCCAAAGATAACAAACTGGAGTGGAATGTCAAACGTATTCTCACCAAAGCCAACTATCGCATACACACAGACGCTATTAAAGCGCACCTTATCCCACAATTACTCAACACAAAGCAACATCAATTTGTGTATGCCACTGAAGCAGATATTTTAAATCAAGCCTTATTTGGACAAACGGCTAAACAATGGAAAGATGCCAACCCCAAATTAAAAGGTAATATGCGTGAACACGCTACTATTGAACAATTAACCGTATTGGCAGGTTTAGAAAGCCAAAACGCCCTATTAATTCAGCAAGGATTTCCTCAAGAAGAACGGCTGGCAATCTTAAATCGCCTTGCCATTCAACAAATGAGCTCGCTCTTACAAACAGCCGCACTCACGCAGCTTAAAGAAAAACCCTTGTTGGAAGAATAAAAATTAATTTGACACCCACCGCCCAATCATTTAGGATATTCTCACTTTCAACAGAAAGTCAGGATTGGTCTCCTGAATTGACAAAGAGCGGTGGAAAAGATAGTCGCTCAAAGCGGCTTTTTTTATAGCCGAAAATCAGTAAATCATACCTTTAAAGGTCGGATCAAATCGATCCCCCCTTCAAAAGTTGTCAATGATGAGCTGAATAGAAGTCCGAAAGGACGCCGTTCACTCTTTGTCGCGGTAAGACCAATTCTGTTCAGTTCATCACCAATGATTGGTCTCTAGGTGATGAGTTTTAAAAACTTTGACAAAGAGAAACACAAAATGACAACTTTAACTTTTCAAAACACTACTCTTTCGGTTATCAACCAAAACAATCAAACATTCTTAACAGCAAGCGATTTAGGCAAGGCATTAGATTATTCTGACGCTGATCGTAGCGTTCGCAGACTTTATACCGCCAACGCAGACGAATTTACCACAGAAATGACCGCACTTGTGGAAATGCCAACCGCAGGCGGACTACAAAAAGTGCGTATCTTCTCGCTTCGTGGTGCACACCTGATTGCCATGTTCGCCCGCACCAAAGTCGCCAAAGACTTCCGCAAATGGGTACTCGATATTTTAGATCGTGAAATTTCGCAAAACGCAAACCAAATCCAACCGCTTGTCGAACGCAAATACACCTTTGAATTTACCGAATATGAACTTGAACAACTCGTCTGGCTTTGGTGCGGACACAAACAAATGAACACCTTGCTTGGCGATATGATCAAACCGCTAGAAACCATTGGCTCTTATTTCACAGGCATGGTAATCAGCCATCATCAAGAATATCGCCGACAATACAAAAACACGCTCCCAACTATTCAACGCTTAATTCAGCCATTTAAAGCGTCTAATCGAATGAACTGGGAAAGAGCAAAAAATCTTATCTCCCAATAAAACAGCAAAAAATCCGACCGCACTTTTGAAAAATCGTGTGGCGGATTTTTACACCCTAAATTCACTAAATTGACTAAAAAGGAAACAAAATGAAACGCTCAAAAAAACCATTACGCCAAGAAAAACAAAGCTTCACGCACTTTATGAAAGGCAGTGAAAAATGGCTAAACAGAATCTGCTATTTTCTCGCCGCCTTGATTATTGCCCTGATTGTAGGTGGGATTAGCCTACACGCCAATGCCCACCCCACCGATTGGCACGATAACGAATTAAGCCAACAAATCCAAGCAGAAACACAGTGTGAACTGAAAGGTGGCATATATGAAAATGGCGTATGTTTACCGCCTAATCTTACACTGGCTGCAGAAAAAGAACTGCAGGCTTACACCGCACAAAAACAAGCAGAAATTAACCGCACTTTAGGAGAAAAATAATGAAACCTTCCGATGATTACTACTATCAACTCAATGCTGCACACCAACGTAAAGTGGATTGGCAAGCAGGCTATGAAATCGCTTTAGATGAAGTCTCCACTGAAATTGACAACGATTTAAAGCAAGGCGACCAAACGCATTATCACGAACTCACGGAAATGTTGTGTGATAACGATAATTTCTGGCTTGCTATTGGTAGCGGTGCAAGTTATGAGCCTTATAGACAAGAGGCGATTAATAAAATTGCCGAGCGTGAATTGCACGCAAGAATGAATGATTATGACCCAGATTAATGGAGGGGCGAGATGACAAACCAAGTTCAACATCAACAAAATAAACAGCCACCTGCACTTAAAACATTTTTTAAAAGTGCGAATATTCAAAATAAAATTAAGGAACTTGTTGGCAAAAATGCGGCAACCTTTGCAACAAGTGTCATGCAAATCGCCAACAGCAATGCAATGCTTAAAACAGCAGACCCAATGAGCATTTTTAACGCGGCTTGTATGGCTGCGACACTGAATTTGCCACTACAAAATGACTTAGGCTTTGCCTACATCGTCCCTTTCAGAAACAACAAAGAAAAGAAAACCGAAGCACAATTCCAAATTGGTTATAAAGGTTTTATCCAACTGGCACAACGCAGCGGGCAATTTAAACGCTTAGTCGCATTGCCTGTGTACAAAAAGCAACTGCTCAAAAAAGATTTCATCAATGGTTTTGAGTTCGATTGGGAGCAAGAACCCGAGCAAAACGAAAATCCAATCGGCTATTACGCCTATTTTAAACTAGTAAACGATTTTTCAGCCGAACTCTATATGAGCCACGATGACATCGTCAAACACGCTCAACGCTACAGCCAAACATTCAAAAAAGGCTATGGCGTATGGCACGATAACTTCGAGGCAATGGCATTAAAAACCGTAACTAAGTTATTGCTATCAAAACAAGCCCCGCTCTCTGTTGAAATGCAACAAGCCGTATTAGCCGACCAAGCCGTTGTGAAAGATGTAGAAAATCAAGAATTCAACTACACCGACAATATTCAAGAGGCGGAATTTTTAGCGGTTGTTGATGAAGCCACATTCGAACAATGCAAACAAAGCATTGCCAACGGCGAAACCACCCTACAAGAACTTTGTGATAGCGGGGCTTATGAGTTTAGCCAAGAGCAATTAACGAAACTTGAAGAGCTAGAAAATCAGAAAGCAGAATAGTCATTGACACCGCCCCTACTTCGGATTATGATTACCGCACTTACACAAAACCAATAGCGGTATCCCGCACCCGATAGCATAGCGGTTTTTTTATGCCTATAAATCTGATCTACAGATCTGTAGAACACTATGATCGGGTCGAGAGAGCGATATACAATACACTTGAATAAGCTCCAGCCGACTATTGGCGGTGTAAGTGAAGCCCGATCACCCTACTTACAGTGTTCGGATTATCAACTTAATCCAATAGGTATAAAAAGATGTCAAATCTAACCATTCTTAAAACTGCAATTCGTACTTTTGAAAACCTTTACTCATTAAACGATCTTCACATTGCTAGTGGTGCTGAAGCAAAACATCAACCTTCATTATTTATTCGCCTTGATGCCACTCAAGAATTGATTTCTGAAATTCAAAAAGAAACCGACAAAGAAAATATCCTGCAATCATTCCGTAGCGGTGTAAATCGCGGCACTTACGCCTGCGAAGAACTTGTAATAGCCTACGCAATGTGGATTAGTCCAAAATTCCATTTGATCGTATTACGTGCGTTCTTAGCAATGCACCGCAATCAACCGCAACAACTCTCATTGCCTGAACCGCAAAAATTCACTTTTGAATTTACCGAATATGAACTTCAACAGCTTGCTTGGTTGTGGTTTGCTTTCAAACGTGGCGTAGGTACATTTCAACATATCGAAAAAGCCTTTAACGTTTTAGGCTCGAATATGAGTGGGCAAATCTACGGGCAGGCTTACGAATATTTAAGCGTGCTACGTTCAACAAACCAAATCTTAAACCGCATCACAAGCGATTTTAACATCGACCCAATGACAAACTGGCGTGTATTAAAACACTTGCGAGGCTTTAATCCAAAAGCAGTCAAAATCGACTTCTAAAAACAACGGAAAATCCGACCGCACTTTACCGTGCGGCGGATTGCTACACCCAAAATCCTACAAAAGGAACAGAAAATGAACAAATTAATCATTACGCTTGTGTGTGCATTTGTGGTGTATATGGCGCACGCCCTAAACCTTAATCAAGACTGTGACGGCAAAATCTGTCACACCGAAATAATTTCAACTATAGAAGGAAAATAAAATGTACCAACTCAAAGCTAGATGTTCTGGCTTGGCTGATTTAATGGCAAAACCTAAAAGTGGTAACGGAATATCTGCTACCGCTAAAAGTGCGGTGCGAAAAATCGTTAAATTCGATCTCTTTGGCTATCAAGATTTTGAGGGAAATAAATACACCGAGAAAGGCATTGCACTGGAAGAACAAGCCATTAAGTTAAGCGGTCGTAAGCGTGGTTTACCACTTAAAAAGAACACAGAAAGGCGTGAAAACGATTGGATTACAGGCGAATGCGATATTTATGTGCCAAGCCGAAGATTAATCATAGACACTAAATGTTCTTGGGATATTGGCTCACACCCTTTTTTTGCTGATGAGGCAGAAGAAAAAGCCAAAAAAGCGGGGTATGACGCACAAATGCAAGGCTATATGTGGTTATGGGATTGTGATGAGGCGCAAATTGATTTTGTCCTCCTGCCTACCCCTTATGACCAATTATCAAGCTATGACGACCCAAACAGATACATTGACTTGGTTGAGCAAATCCCCCAAGAAAAGCGTATCACGACGGTCACAATTAAACGTGATGAGAAAGTCATCGAGAAAATCAAAGAACGAGTAGAAATTGCTCAAGAATATTATCAACAACTTATACAGGAGATGCGCTAATGGCACGTAATACCAACACCGTGATATTAGTCGGTCATTTAGGCAGTGACCCAGAAATCCGCCAATTCCAAAATGGTGGGCAAATTGCCACATTTAATCTTGCTATCGGCGATGATTACCGAGATAAACAAGGCAATACAGTTAAACGTACGCATTGGATACCTATTGTGGTGCATGGCAATTCTGCTGATGTAGCAAGACAATATCTGCAAAAAGGCTCAAAAATCTGCGTAACAGGAAAACTAGTACAGGAAAGCTGGCAAGACCAAAACGGCAATAACCGCACCGCACTTAAAGTAGCGACACAATCCTTTGAAATGCTAGACAGCAAGGCAAACAATGAAACACAACAGCCAACCAAAGACAAAGAAAAACCCGACCCATTAAGCGCAGCAGCTGAACAAGATGGGTTTGATGATGATATTCCGTTTTGAATTACACCACAAGTACTAACCAATAGTGGCTTTTTTATTATCTAAATTTGAGAGACAAAAATGACTGAAGAAAACAAAGAAATTATAGCTTATAAAGGGTTTAAGCAAGACTGGACTTGTCGAGGTTATCAGTATGAGGTAGGCAAAACGTATGAGCATAAAGGTAATGTTAAGGCTTGTGATAGTGGATTCCACGCCTGCGAATACTCGCTTGATGTGCTTAGCTATTACAATCCAGCGGTAAGTAAATTTGCTGTAGTTAAAATGAGCGGCGAAACATCAAAAGATAGTGATGATACAAAAATTGCATCTGCAAAAATCACGATCGAAACCGAAATTAACTTACCAGAAATGGTAAAAAAAGCCGTTGAATGGATAAAAGGTAAAGTTGATTGGGATGCTGCCAAGGTGTCCAATACAGGCGATCAGTCGGCAGCGACTAATACAGGCGAGCAGTCGGTAGCGACTAATACAGGCTATCAGTCGGTAGCAACCAATACAGGCTATCAGTCGGCAGCAGCCAATACAGGCAATCGGTCAGCAGCAACCAATACAGGCGATTGGTCGGCAGCAACCAATACAGGC